CCCTCCGCCAGAAAGGGTAACCGTGGCCGAGTACTCCTCGAACACAAGGCCTCCGAACGGGAAGCGGCGGCGAACATCTGCTCGCAGGGGCTGAACGCCCGCCGCATAGAATTTGTAAGCCTCGACGACTTTTGGGTGCTTGATCAGCTTGTCGAAGAATTCCGGCGAGACGAGCGCAAGCACGGACGTCATGCTTTCGCCCTTCAACTCCGTTTCGATCTTGCGCAAGACGTCGCGGACGATAGCCTGAATGTCCGAGTTCGCATCGCCAAAATCGAAATCAACCGTCAAGCGCGTCAGACCGAACTCGGTGAAGTAATCGTAGAGCGTCGTGCCTGCGCCATCGCGCACTTTGCCACGAAGAGCGTTGATCTCCATAAACTCGCGTGTCTGCGCGTGCTTGGATCGCATGCGCGTGAGCTTGCGTTCCATAAGCACGGCCAGCGGATCGCTGCTATCCGCGCTGCCGAAACCGCGCACGCCTTGGATGTCTTGCGGCGTGATGTTGTCGTCGTGAGGAATCCACGGCACGGTGAACGAACGCATCGACCGATTGTCGCGGTTGGCGACGGTCGAAGGCCCGCCCAAGGGAACGGTCGGCAAAAGGTTCAGAACGCCTTCAGCCTGTTCGATCAGAACGGAACGCTGCGTAACGCCCTCGAACCGAAACAGGCCGAGTTGGCCGAGGCGCGTATAGATGTTTGGCAGGATGTTGATGGCCTGCGTCATTTCCGCAAGCGTATAACCGCCTGCGTCGAAGGGATTGATGATAACAGTCATGTTTTTCTCCAAGGGTTAGAAACAAAAAAACCGCCAGAAAGGCGGTTTTGACGGCGGTAGTCTTTGTTCGAGGTTTAGGCTGTTTCGCGGACGACGATGCCGTGAGTTGCCAATTGAGCGATCTTGGCCGCTTTCTCTGCCGCAAGATCGGCGCTGCTGTCATAAGCGAGCTGATCTTTCGATAAGAGAATGGGACCGCGCGCTGCGACAAGGCCGAGCGCGTCTGCTGTGGTCGCATCCACGATTTCCAGCAGAACGGCGCAAGCGGCTTCCGCGCCTTCGTCGCCTGTGATGGCGGCTACGGGTGAAGCCCTGTATTTGCCTGTTGCCGTAATCTTCCCAAGCACCGTGCCGATGGCATAGGAAGAGCCGGACTTGAGGGTCACGTACTCGCGGTTGTAGCGCGGCTCAAGTTCGTACTTGACGAGGTCGCCCAGCGTTGGTTTTTGCGTCAAAGCGGTCATGTATTCAGTCTCCTTTAGGGTTGGATGTTAGGGTTATACCTTGGCCTTTTCGGCTGCCGCGCGAGCGCGTCGGACGATGGGGCTGTCGACGGACGTTGCCGAGGGAGCAGTCGCCGCTATAACGCTTGTCGCATTCGAGCGAGATGCTAGTTCTTCAAGCACGGCGCGGCGCACAGCATCGGGTTTCAAACCCTTGGCCATTGCGTCGCCCACGTCGCGCGTTACGCCGAGCCTTGCTGCCTGCGCGGCAATTCCTGCCATTTCTGCGTAGCTTTCACGCATTTTCTGCGCGATTTGCGCCTCAAGTGCGGCTTTATCCATCGTTTCTGGCGCAGGATTTTGAGCCATTTGGGCGATAATAGACGCTGAATTCGCTTGAACGGGCGCGGCAGGTTGCTCGACGTGAGATGTCTCGGTTTGCGTTTGCGCTTCGATATTCAGTTGATTGGTCGTCATAAGATTGTCCTTTCGATTGATGTTGAGTTGTGGGAACGGAGGTTTAATGGAAGTAGCTAAGGCAGAGAGCGTCAGTTCGCGGCTCATCACGATATCGGCAAGGCCACTGTCGACAGCTGACGCGCCGCGATAGACGCCAGCTTCTGTTTTGCGGACGGTTTCGGCCTCTATGCCGCGATTTATTGCGACAAGAGCGACAAAGGATGCGTACAATCCATCTACATCTTCCTGAATATCGGCGCGCGCCTCGTCGGAAAGCGGCTCATGAGGGTTGCCGTCGACTTTACGCTGGCCTGCGTAGATGAAGTTCCATGCGACACCGGCTTGCTCGTCTGCGCCGCTTTCATCGACATGAACGGCGACAACTCCGATAGAGCCGACTTCCGCTGTTTGTGTTAAAACAATCTTGTCGGCACAGGACGCGATGGCATAGGCCGCAGACAACGCGCTTTCATGGGCCAATGCCCAGAGAGGCTTTCCAAATTGCCCCTTAAGCGCCGAGATTTTGTCGCACAAATCGAATAGGCCGCCCACTTCGCCGCCGGGGGAGTCGATTTCCAGCAGAACGGCGCGCACAGAAGGGTCGGCAAACGCTTTCTCAATATTTTGGCCGATCTCTGCATAGCTCGTCAGGCCGCTGGCTGCTGCCAGATAGCTAGACCGCATGACGAGCGTCCCGAACACAGGCACAATCGCAACGCCATCGGTCGTAACTTGAATATCGTCAGGCTCGCTGTCGTCGCCGACAGCAAAAGCTTCCGCTTCGGCACCAGACAAGCGCGGCCCCAAGACTGAAAGCAGTACATCCAGTTTTGGTCGCGCTAGCATCAACGGCGTGCCAAACAGGCGCGCGGCGATGTGAGGAAGATGGTTTATCATGCTTGCTGTTGTTCCTCTGCTTGTTGATTGTCACGATCATCCTGTGGCGCGTTTGGTTGGGCCGCGGGCAAAGCTGTCGGCGCTTCTTCAAATGAAATGCCCATAGCAGCAGCGCGTTTACGTTCCTCCGCGATTTCTGCGTCCACCTGTACGATGTCGTATCCGCGCTCGGCGATGGCTTGCGTCCGGCTCTTGAGTCCTGCTTTAATCTGCTCGACCTCGGCATTGGCGTCCTTAAGCGGATCAACCCAATCCCATTTAGGCGGCAGCCAATCGCAAGCGAGATATTCCGCCCGTTTAGCTTCGTAATTGCGGATTGCCAGCGCGCCGGATAATGCCGCCATGTCCATCCAGCGTTCCCAGACTCTGCGGCACAATTGCCAAACCATGACGGAATGCTGCCACGCGCCCACACGCCGCCGGAACTCCAGAAGTGCCAGACGCGAATTGGAGTAATTGGCTTTCAACATATCGCCGGAGACATAGGCATAAGGGACGCCTGTGGCTGCTGCTATCTGAAGGATCGTGCGGTATTGAAATGGCTCGTAAGTCTGGCCAACATCGGCTGGGCTAGAGGTCTGCACTTCCTCGCCGGGTTCGAGCATCGTGACTTGACCGGGCTGAACGTCCATAACGCGTTCGCCGTTCTCGTCTTCTTCCTCAGCCGTGTCGAACGGCTCTGTCGGCGCAGGCGTTGTGATGAAGAGCGCGTACATAGCCGCAACTTTCTTGCGGTCGAGTTCAGCGTCGTCATATTGGTCAAGCAAGAACATCTTGACGATAGCGGGAGCCAGCCTCGAAACGCCACGTAATTGCCCCGCATCCGCCGCGTCCATCAAATGGATGACGTCAAGCGCTGGAATGCGTACCGTCTCGGTCGTCAAGTCAGGCTGCGTCAGGTCGCCGGGATGACGTCGCAAGAAATGGTAAGCCGCACGCCGTCCGTTGCCGTCGAATTCGATGCCACACCGGATTACGTTGCCGTTCGCCAAAACCTCGTTCTTAGTCAACGGCAGCATCTCGGTCGGCAAAAGCTGAAGCTGTAGGGGAACCGGAAGCCCTAGCGATGCTGGACAGGGGCTGAAGACGAAAAACGTCTCGCCCGTGATGAACATCTCGCGCGCGGCGCGGCGTTGTAAGCCGAAGAAATCCGTTAAACCTTCTGCGTCAGCGAAATCTGTCCAATTCCACCAAAGATCCATCACGCGCTTTTTGAGGCGAGCGTTGCTGATCTTGCTCGACGGGTTGATGCCGTCGCCTACGGCATTGCCCGTCCAACTCTCTGCCGCGTTCGTGGCATAGCCGTTGTTGCGCACGAGATAACGCGCCCGCGCCGTAATAGTCGCCCCGGCGCTTACAAGGAGCGTGTTTAGATGCAGACGCGAGGGCTGAAATGTCCGCAGGCGACGATTGCCTTGCGAAGCCTCGAATCCGCCTGTTTGCAAAGAGCCGAACGCGCCACGCCAACGACGCGCGATATTTGCCATGACTCCCATCCTAAAGCCCCTTGCTACCAGAGGTCAGGACGCGGCGGCGCGGTTTGCCGCTTTCCAATACGGCAATGCGTTTTTCAATATCGGTGATGGCAGAAGCCATTTCGGCATCGGTGGCATAGGTGATGCGGCGGCCTTCGACGTCGATGCTACGCACGCCGCGCCACCGCGCCGAGAGCAGTGCCTCGTGGCGTGATTTCATCTCGTCTAAGGTCATTGGACTATCTCAAGTAGGATGAATGATATGTTCGCCGTTTGCTTGGCGGTTTACGGCGCAAAACGCCTGCATTACGCGGAGCTTCCGTTAAAGTCTCCGCGTTTTCTTTTTCTTCGATGGCAACCTGCGTTTCGAGTTCCTTCCAGCGCGCCTCCGAGAATCTGTCGATTCCGACATTCCATGCGGCGGCGCGCGCATACACGCGGCAGTCCAACGCTTCGTTGCGTTCCCGTAGTTTTTGCCACTCCAGCTTCGAAAAGCCGCGTTTGGTCTTGACGGTCACAAGCTGTTCCGCCGTCAGTTGTTTTATCCATTCGCTATCGACGCTTTCGGGCAGATGAACCGTTCCGGGAGGGAACAGACTTCCATCCGCGATCTCTTCGGCAGTTGGCCGGACAAGACGAAGGAAACGATAGGTCTCCGTTTTGAACGTCGAGCCTGCGACAACCCATAACTTTGCACCGCGCCTTATTTTGCGCCCACCTTCGCTGACGTCAACGTAAGTTGGGCCAGTTACGGGGCTGGCGCGGTTAAAGCCGTCCACGCCTTTCACGGCCATAACCTGACCGCCTCCCATGCGCCGCGTCCAAGCATAGACGGCAGGCGCTTCATAACCGGAGTCGACGGCTAGTTTTGCAATTGTTAAAAAGGGGCCGTTCTCGTGTGGCCAAGTCTGCGTGAGTAAAGCTGCCAGAGCGTTCCACGCCGCAGGATCGTCGGGGCCGCCGGGAATAACGATGTGGTCGACGAGCCAGCTTTCCAGCCCGCGGCCCCAAGCCCAGACATCGACTTCAATGCGGTCTTTTTGAACGTCCGCGCCAGCCGTAAGGAATAGGCCGTTTTTACAAACCGTGCCCAAGCGATAAGGTTCGCGCCTTTCGCATAAAATCTGCCAATCCGGCGCTTCGCCGTTTTCTACCCATGTTTCGCCCAGCACGCTATTTTTGAAGCCTTTCATCGCTTCGTCGTTTCCTTGTGCCGCTTCCCAATCGCGGGCGATGCGCTCCCAACTCAGCCAACCGTGCGGCGAATACAGGCTGGAGATATGAAACCCAACCGTAAGCGGATCGGCACTGACCGCCGTCGCTTGCCAATCCCCATGCTCCAGCATGAAGGTTTTGTGACGTTCTTCGATCCTCGCTTCGCAATGTTCGCAATAATAAGCTGCCGTTTCCGGTTGACCTTTCTCCCAGCGTAGGCGTTCGAATTGCAAAACCTGTCTCTGTTCGCAAAACGGGCACGGCACGAAGTATTTGTGCTGATCGCTGGCTTCGTATTCTCGCTCGATACGTGAGATACCTTTGATCGTAGGAGTCGAGCACAAAAACACTTTGCGCCGCCACGCGAAGGTACGCGTGCGAGCTTCGGCTAACGCGACAGGATCGCCTTCCTCGCCCGCGCTTGCCGGATAAGCATCGACCTCGTCCAGAAACAGATATCGCGCAGGCATCGAGCGAAGCCCGACCGCGCTGTTCGCACCGGTTATGACCAAGATGCCACCCGGAAACTCTTTCGAGAGGATCGTGTTTCCACTATCCCGCGACCGAGCCGGAGCCACGCGCTCCCGCAGGATCTCGCTTTCTTCGATGAGCGGGTCGATGCGTTGTTGGCTAAAGCGTCGCCCAAGCTCAACGGTCGGCTGCACCGCCAGCATTGGGCCGGGCGCGTGATGGATGACATACCCGATCCAGTTGTTCCCGCACTCAGACCCGCCTAGTTGTGCGCCTTTCATAAGCACGATGCGCTGGTACGGCGAAGACGGCGACAACGCATCCATGATCTTGCGCAAGTATGGCGTTCGGCTTGTGCGCCAAGGCCCAGCTTCGTTTGCGCCGCGCGGCGATAAAACGCGGTTCTCGTCGGCCCAAGTCGAGACCGTATGATCGGGATCGGGCGTAAGTCCATCCGTCCAGCCACGCAGGATCGCGTCCGCGCCGTCGAACGAGGCGATGCTTTCTTCGATGCCGATCATGAACGGATTTCGACCTTGATGTCGGCAAGCTGCGCCAAATGCTCACGCACCAGTTTTTCAAGAGCGGTCTGAACCTGATGCGTATCAGCGCCAATCTCGGATGCCAAAGCCGCCGCCACACGCGTTGGCCACATCTGCCAAGCATCGCGTTCTTGCCGCGCAAGCCTGTAGATCAGGGCCACGGCTTGAGATCGGTCGACAAGCTCGCCTTTGAGTTTTTGTAATTTGACGCGACGCTCTTGCGCTTTCAAAACTTCGTTCGCCGTGCGCGCCTGCACGAAGGTCGTGCCGCCACCCGTTAGGGACGCATGTCCGGACTCTCGCAGCGTGTCGCCAACGGCGCGGATCGCCGCTTCCGGCACCGCCTTTCCCTTCGGCTTTTCTTTTTGCCGCACCTGCGCGGGATCTGTGTTTTTCGCCAGAGCCGCGATGGCCTTGTCGGGGTCGATTGTCCCATCGCCTTCAGGCCGAATACGGCCTGAAG